GCTTTACCTACATCTGATTTAACTAATTTTCCTACACCTTCCCCAATACCTTTAACTGCTTTTTTAACTCCTTTAAAAATACTTCCTAAACCATAATGCATTCTACCGCCCTCTGCTGCCATCATAGGTTGTTTATTAGTTGAAGATTGTTCTTGCATTAATTGTTTGAAAGTTTCAAAACCCATATCTTTAGGAATCTGACCTTGTTCCTTCATAGTCATAAACATATTATATAGTTCTGCCATTGGATCTGGGGCAGATGCCATTTGTGGTTTTATGTCGCCTGTGTATTTAATAGAAGGTGCGCCAGCGTCTAAAGATGCAATACCTTCGCCGCCACCATAATATAGTTGTCTATACATTTGTCCTCTTGATATCATAGTTTAATTAATTAAAGGCAGGCCTAGAAATCCTGTAATCACACACTTTATGTGATTTTGACAAGTTCGTCAATGTCATTTTTAAATTCCAAATCATCCATTATACGACCTTCATATCTATATTCACCAACGTGTGCAATATACTCATCAACTAAAATATGGCATTTACCGCCTATTTCAGTCCATCTTTTACAGAAACCAAAGTCTTCACCATAATACTTTTTAGTCTCTGGTTCGTGATAAGTATCAAAGAAGTTATAAAAGAATTGTTTATCTTCTAACTTACCATTTATGATTGTTGGTTGACTAATTTTCTTCTCAGGATAAGCTTCTATCATCTTATCAAATACTGGTTTCTTTATTAACATACATCCAGTAGGTGCGTGAGATACTTCTGCAACACCATTTTTAACTACTATGTGACTTTTATTTTCAATTTTAACTGGCCAAGTAAATCCTTGTTTTGATAATATATCTGGTTCCATATTACCTTTTCTTTTAATACGACTATTCATCTTAACCCAATCAATCGTCTTTAATGGATAAGTACAAGCTATAACATCTACGTTTGCTTCAATCATTTTCATAACGCTTTGATAAGTAAAATCAATGTCTGAATCTATGAATAATAAATGAGTGTATTTATCTCCATCTTCTAAGAATGCATTGACACATAAGTTTCTACCTTGTGTAACTAAAGAAGATTTTAATAATGAAAAAGATACTAGTATGCCATTAACCATACATTGTTGTTGAAACTTTAATAATGCTTGTGCGTAATGAATAGATACTTCACTATGTACTGGTGTAGCAACAAATATCCTAGGTTTAATTGTAGTCACTGGTTTCTCGATTTCAGGTAACTTTGCATCTTTAATCCAAATGGGTTTACTAGGATCTTGCATTTAATGCTCCTTTTAAAAATTGAGTCCAAGTGTCTCCTTGCTTGGCCCAAGAATAATAATGGTTTGTATACTTGACTTGCATTTCTAAATGATCAATGACACCAGGTGCTGTTAAGTTATCTGCAATGGTTTCAATGGCAAAAGCAAAGTTTTGTGCTAATGCTTTATAATCTTCTTGATAAGGTACATAAGAAGAAAACTCAGCACACGTTTCATATAATGCACCATAATCAGTAGTTATAATATAAAGACCAGCTGCCATAGCTTCTAGCGCCGAGATGCACGATGTCTCTTCCCAGATGCTAGGATAAGCAAAGATATCGTATTCGTGTAAATGTTCTTTTATGTATTCATTTGGTTTGTAACCAATGTAATTAACGTTAGATAATTCTTTTGCTTGTTCATATAATTCTTTGTATTGATCATCATTAGCTTTCTTAAAATCCTCTCCATAAACTTCAGTAGATGAATAAACATCTAATGTAATCTTAGGATTCTTAATGTATTGCATAGCGGCTAATATAACATTTAATCCTCTCCAAGGTGTTGGATGGAAGATTAATTTTATTTGATCTTTTTTCTTTTTAATGTCTCTAACTTTAATATTATCGATACCATTCTTTATGACCAAACATCTCTCTGTTGGTATGTCAAACATCATTCTAAACTTTTCATAGTTCCAATGTGAATTAAATACATACCAATCATATTTTTTATGATTTGATTTATCTTTAAACCAAGGTGATAAGTTAGGTTGATCGTATGAATTCTTTTCCCACAAAATATTAAGTTTGGTTGGATGTAATGGAATCTTTTCTGGAACAGACGTAGTTATTTGTACTTGATCCAGTATTTCTTTCGGTACGTATTTGTTTAAGTATTCTAGTTGTAATTCAGTTCCGCCTCTAGGTGCCTTCATTTATTTCCCATAACTTTCTGTAGTAGATCTAATCCTTCATTCGTAACTGTAATCGTAGTATCAACGGCTAAATCATCTTCTGTATGATTCTTTAAAAACTCTTCTTTAGTAGCATAAGTCTTATTAGTAGATTTGCTTCTAAATGTATGTTTAGTTTCGGTTTCTATTTTTACTGGTTTATCCATTCTGATCTTCTCTACTTATTTCTAATATTGCCAATGTAGCAGTTATAGCAGATGTAGTAGAAGATTCAATAGATACAGAGTCACTTTCTTCTAAAATAATTGGTCCTTTTGCAACATTACAGATGGTTGGTCCTGTAATAGAAGCATAAGCAACTATGAAAGAAGTAGATGCTGAAGAGTCTGTGACTCTAGTCTTAACAGTTTTAGATCCTGATTCATTTGTTATTTGAATGTTTTGTATGATTGCATTCGCGTTGCTCGGACAAGTATACACAGTCACTGGCGACGTGGTGCTAGGATCGTAGAATTTGTTTTTATAAAAGTTTGCCATTATGTTAAATCAATCCATTTTAATTGCACAGCACAATCTCCATTAGCACTTCCAGATCGAACAGCTAGTGTTAGTACTTCTGAAGTACCACCAATGGTTTGTCCTATTTGATAAGCCCAGTTAACGAAATCAGGACCACCTAATTCTGAAGGTGCAGTTTTACCACCTAAATAACCACAGGCAATTTGCGTACCTACAGCAGTTATTTCTCTTGTTGTTAAATCATACTCAACATTATCATCAAAACTTGTATAACTAAATGCTGTTGCTGGAGTTGCATTAATAAATAAACCCCATTCAAAATCATTGTTAGATATATTCAACACATCTACACCTGCTGGAACAATAACCGCATAAGGTCTTCCAGATTTAATTCTAATAGTTGCTAAATTATAAAAAGTTCCAGCTGTTGTTAAATTAACACCTGTTGCAAGATTTGCTGTTCTTATTATTTTTTGAAGTCCATAAGGTGCATAACCACCTTCAGACATAACCGTTGAACAAACCTGTTGTAATACTGCAGAAGAAGCTAAAACACCTGTAGTTTCAATTTCATACCGAATAGGTAAGTTTGCCGTTTGCGTATAAACGGTAGTTAAATTATTTGCATTTTGAAATGTATGAGCAACTATAAATTTACCATCAATAACAAATCCAACTCTTACACTTCCCATACCTAGCCATTCAAAGTCCATAAATAAAATAGTAGCTTTATCAGGGTATAATGTATAACCACTTGGTCCAGTTCCATTTAATTTATCACCATTCCAAGAAGATTGACCTATTTCTTCTGCATCAACAGAAGAACCCGATGTATAAGTACGTCTCACTATTTGATATTCTGTTCCTGTATCTTTAAAAAAGATTCCATTATTTGCATCAAACATTCCTACTTTTTGAATTAAGTTTTCTGTTTGAGTATTCATTACAAACGTTGCTAAAAATAATAAAGACTTGCCAGGTTGATAAGACATTACTCTTTTTGTCTGTCTTATAACTTTATCACCTGAAGCAGTAGTGACATTTAAATTAACTGTTGATTTTGCAGATGTATACGTAACTGTTCCAGATCCTGTTAATGCTTCATCAATAACTGTTCCAGATCCTGTTAATGCTTCATCAAACTGTGTTCCTTTAGACATTACATTGGCACTATCAAATATTGTAAAAGGATTAGATACTCTTAGTCTACCAAATGCATCATAAGCAGTAGAGCCATCTCCACCACCAATAATTATAGGTTCTACATTTACATTATTACATCCAGACATTAGCAACCAAACCTCATATTGAACCACGTGAATCTTTGTAGTTCTTGTTTTAAATCTTCTTGATAACCAAAGTTTAATTCATTCTTTAATGTATCTAAACCTTCTCTTAATTGTCTTGCATTAGATACTTGATATTGATCTGTAGGTTCAGGAATAATTGCACTTATTTTAGCCATTATCTTCTACCTCCAGCAAATATATCAAGTCGTAAAGTACCATATCTCCACGATTCATTAACGGCATCATTCTCTATTTTCAAACTAACCTGTCTTCCTCTAACTCTTGTACTTACAAAATTAGTTGTAGTATTAACAGTAAATGGACCTGTAATCAATGGATAGTCAGCATCCGTTGCTGGTGTTTGAGCAGGATAGTTTCTAAATCTTAAAGTGACTTTTGCATTACCTGATAAATTTTTAAAGTCTGGTATGAATCTTGATACTCTCATAATCTCATCACCATCTCCAGCCATTCCTTGTTGAACACTTAAATCATAATCACCTGATACAATGTATGAAGTTATTGCATTTGAAGTACCATTTGCATTTAATTGATTGACTCCCGTTTCGTGCGCCCAGTATCTCGATGAGCCATAATTGTTCGTGACACCTTGTACTATTGGATAGGTAGGTGTTCCACTAGAATTAAATTCCGTTGCATAAGGTAAATTATAAGTGTGTGCATCTGAATAAGAAGTTCTAGCTAATGATCCAGTTGTCCAAGTTTGTTCAGTAAAGTTAAATACGACGTTTCTATTTATTTGCTGCGAGCCGCTCGCTGCATAGAACCAGCCCACTTCATTATAGAGTGAGTTATGGTAACCATAAGCAATTAAGTTAGCATCGTAATTAATACCTAATGAATCTCCTTGAGTCGTGAATACAAAGTCCTCTTCTAAGGATGGTAAATGTTTAACCGTACCATCAAACATAAAGAATCCACCACCAAAGCCCATCCAGAAGACGGCACCTT